CCGGGCAAACCGGGAACAGGGATTTTGCGAAATAATTCGCCGGATTCTGATAATAGGCCAGTGCCATGTTGGTCAGTGCTGTGTGCGGTCTAAATGCCCCTTTTGCAATTTCTGCCGCAATGCCTTTTGCTGTGTTTCTCATGTTCTATTCCTCCTCTTTCTATTAGCCTTCTCCGCCTGCAGTTGCGGCAGCTTTGTGGTATTTAGTGATCTGGATACGGCAGTATTCGTTCGCCTCAACGCTTGACAGAGCAACTCCTAAAACATATTCTCCATCTTTCGCTACTGCTGCAAGGCCATTTGCCCCCGCCGTAATTTCCTGTCCTTTGGTAATTGTGGCCCCGGAAAGAACAAATCCAATATCCTTAACCAGAATATCTACATCACCCCCTTTAACAACCTTTCCGGATTCTACCCCAGAAATGTCATTGCATCCAGCTTCAATGATAGCAACGCCCAAAGGAATATCTGTTCCCGCTGTCGCAAGTACCACATCTCCATTTCCGTCATATTTCAGGATTCTGTTCCTGCAATCGACAATTTCAGCGCCAGCCTTTTCGGAAATCGTTGCAGAATTATTGATCTGTGTTCCATTAAAATTTTTTCCCATGAGTATTTCCTCCTTTCTTAAAATCCTGCTTCTTCGTCGTACGATGCCAGTAAATCAGGATTGCTCTCCCACGCTTTAGCCACTGCTTCCGTGTAGCTCATTCCGGGATCTTTTTCCATATATCCCTTCGCAATGCTTTCTACCTGTGCCTCTGTTTTCCCATTTGCCACAACAGAGTGACTTCCGCGCCCGGATTTTCCGATTTCCGAAAAGATTCCAGAATGATCTGCCATGGCAACCATAGAGTCCAAAGTGGAAATCATATCATCGTATGCGGTTCCGCCGGCTGCTTTTAGGCTCTTCAGAACAGGAGCCAGCTCTTCGGCTTTCTTTCCGATGACCTCGTATTTCTTTGCCACTTCCATGAATTCTCTGTTTTCCGCGTCCTCGCGATATTTTCTAAGGGCTTCGATCTCTGCTTTAACCGCCGGGTGCAGACCCTTGTAGATATCCTCTTCCGGTTCAGACTGTCTGGAAATGGATTTTTTAGTTGTCTGTTTTCCACACCCTTTGTCAAGATCCTCCTCGTCGTCCTCGCCTTCTTTGTTATTACCGGGCTTCACAGTGGACTTCACAACGGGCTCTTCCTCTTCTTCGATACCATACTTCTTCAGGATATCTTCATAAGCAGCCCTATCTTCCGGGGACATTTTAGATTTGTCAATTTTTGCCATTTCTTCAATTTCTCCTTTCTCACGGCTCATTACCTTTTCAATGTTTTCGTTCAGATGATCTCTGAACTTCTTCAGAGATTCGACATCTCCTTTGCCAATCTCTTTTTTGATTCCGCTGACTTTACCGGCAGCCCAACTACTGATGGCGTCAGCGATGATTTCGTCAAATTCGGATATGCTTTCTTCCATCATGGACTGTGCTGTGGCTCCATCAAGATCATCGTCATAAAGAATCGACTGCAGGGAAGACTGCAGTGCGTAACAGATGCTCCACATCTCATCGGCCACCTTCTGGCGCTTTACCTCGGTCATCTTCTCTCCAAATGTCTGAGAGTTTCCTTTTTCTATGGTTACGTCAGCATTTTCAGCGATTTCTCCCATAGCTTCTTCGTAGAGTCCTGCCATTTTTGCAAAAGCGGTTACAAACCGTTTCAATGCCGGCTCTTTCTGCTGTGATGGTTCTCCTTCGCCTCTTCTTTTGAACAACTTAATATCAGCCTGCTGGTTTGCTCCTTCATCAACGAAATCGACTTTTTTGACACTCAAATTTCTTAATTTTGTTGCCAATTTCCCTACCTCCTTCCATCATTTTTTATAAAACAAAAAGCGGGGTTAACCGCCTTCTGAATTACCATTATTCATTTCTTTTGGAAGCTACTACAACGCACGCTAAAACAAATCCAACAAATGCGCCGATAAAGAAAATCCCAATATCAATCAGAATCTCCATCTTCCTCTACCTCCACTCTTTCAGCTTCGCCTTCAATCGAAAACATGGTATACGTTCCATCCTTTACCTTTTCCCACACATCATCATCTGTGACCAGGAATCCAATCCACCATCCAACAGGAAGGGTTCCTTCCGGAATCCCCATCGCAATCATCTTTTCCTCCGTGAAAACTACGCTTTCAACCAATGTCGCACAGTCGCCACGCTCATGCATCTCTCCGCCCTCCCTGTAGAGTCGGACGAAATTATAGGCAGCTTTTTCAAGTTCCTCCGGATCTATCATGTCTTCCTGCCAATCAACGAGTTGATCTCCGTTTTCATCAATAGCAATACTCGCCCAGCCGAAAGCCAAACGCTTATCATCTTCTGATTTCTGTATCTTAAACCGACCTTTCAACACAGAGGTATCATTTTCACTCGATTTATCCACATTTACCGCTCTTTTCCTAGAGTTTTTGTGGATTCCTAAAATGTCATATAGACTTTTCATCACTGTTCCTCCTTAACCTCTACATACTTAACAACACATCTGCATCTTGGGTGGGCCGGCGGAATAAGTACCATTCCACACTTTCCAACATCAAAATATTCATCCATTTCTTTGCTGACACCTTCCACCGCCTCACAGAACTTGCACACGTTATCCTGTCTGGCTGTAACCCATACCTTTTTTACATGCCCTATATAACCTTTTTCCTGGGCTTGCTTGATTCCCTGATGCGCTCCCGCATTGTACGCCTCTGCAAGTTCTGTCTGTGCAATAGTTTCAGCTCGATACCTGTGCTGTTTTTCGGCATACTTCAACGCCTTATCGCGAGCTCTTCTAACAATGGTTTCTTCTTTC